CCTTCACAATCACCTACTTCTTCGTCTAATATGACGGTCGAAGACTTTATCGCCGGAGGCTGACGTTGGCTCACTATGCACGTTTAAACGCAGATAACGAAGTTGTCTTTGTCACGCCTCTTTCCGATGAGGTTTCCTTGACGGACGGCGTTGATGACGAGGCCAAGTCTGTTGCCTATTTGGAGTCGCTGTTCGGCACCGACGACACTTGGCTCCGCACATCGTACAACCACAACATCCGAGGCCACTACACTGGGGTAGGGGAAACCTACGATCCGGTTAACGACATCTTTGTTAGCCTCCCATCGGAATATCCTTCGTGGGTTCTGAACACGACCACAGGACGATACGAGGCTCCCGTACCGGAGATCAAGGGTTACGATTGGAACGAAGACGCCGGGACTTGGGAGCAGCCACCCCAACCGGATGATCTCGCATCGTTTACTTGGCAGACGACATGGCAGTCCGATGGACAGGAACGCCCCAACGGATGCTGGTCACCACCCGTAGCCCACCCCGGCACCTACACATATACGGATGACGGTGCGAGGATCTACACCGAACCCTATTTTAAATGGGACGAAGCGACGCTCGCTTGGCTTGAAGAAACCTAATGGCAACCCCGACCGAGTATCGGGAGTCAGGATTCCGATATAACGGAGTCGATTTTTCTGTATACCCCGGCTACCAGTGGGACTACCGGGGAAATCCTGATGAGCAGGGCGGGATGCAATACCGCCAGCAGGCCCCCTACCGTCAGACCGAATACAACTATCATGGTTGGCGGGTCTTCCAGTGGGGTACCTACCGGAGAACTCCGGGTATCTATCGGCAGCCCGATATCAGATACCGTGGTATCGATAAGGATTTCCCCACCGATGGTTCGGAAGAAATCATACTGGGGCTTACAGCAGCCCTCTCAGCAGCAGCGACGGTAGGGGCCGCTGCTGAGATACCTGTAGTCCTCACCCCGGAAGGATTGACAGGGACGTTCACGTTCACGATACCGGCATCCGATTCGGGTGGCCCAATCAAGTTCGGCGTCGTCGGCCTACCGGGACCGGACTCCTCGTCCATGTCCGTATCATCACTACTGAACCTGATCGACCCGGAACAGTTGATACAGAAGCCCATACCGGACGTTCAGTTGATAGTGACATCGCCTAGCGGTGTTACTCTATTGGTAACCACGGTCTAGGAGGAGTTATGCCCATTTACGATAAAGGGGATCAGGTCCGGATAACGGCCACGTTCACCTCCGATAGCGTTATCACCGATCCGACAGATGACGCTGACGACGTTCAGGTCAGGCATCGGCGTCCTTCACGCAAGGATGTTAACGGTGTCGCAGGTCAGGACACCTATCCGACAGCCACCAAGAGCACTACTGGAATCTATTTTGTGGATCTGCTACTTGACGAGGAAGGTGTACACACCGTTCGTGTTAAGGGGCTGGAAGGGATCGTTGCCGCAGATGTTGTTGAGTTACAGGTAGCACATTCGGTATTTGCCGATTAGATGACGTACCCAGATGCGACTGACCAAAACGTCAGCAAAGCCCGAGGCCAGCAGACCCGCGAACTTTTCCTTGAAGGACTCGCGGAGCATGGGATTATCAGTAAGGCGTGCATGATCGCTGGTGTTACCCGGTCGGCTTACGATAAGTGGCGTCAACGCATCCCCGAGTTCAGTGAACGCGCTGACGCCATCAGGGAGAAGGCTCTCCGTGACGGCGGTAACGAAGACTGGGATGGCACGTTCCAAAGTTTCCGAAGTAAGTATTTCGGGCATTCGTCCCCGTGGTTCCATATCAAAGCCATCGAAGCCTACGAGAATACGCCACCCGGTAACATCACTCTCATCTTGTGGCCTCCGGAGCACGGTAAAACTACGTTGGCTGAGGATTACTTCTGCTACAAACTGGCTACCAATCCCGAGTTCCGGGTTACTGTCGGATCTGAGGGACAGGACATGGCTCGTAAGATCCTTGGGCGTATCCGTTCCCGTATGGAGCCTCAAGGTCCGTTCCCTCGTTTCGTGGCGAAGTACGGTCCATTTGTTCCTCAGAATGCGTCTGGGCGTAAGACTGCGCAGCCTTGGGGTGCTGATTACTTTAGTATATTCAAGAAGAACAGGCATGATGAACGTGACTATTCGATGGTTTCTTTGGGGTGGCGATCTAAGATTGCTGGTACCAGAACCGATCACCTACATATTGATGATATTCAGTCAAGGGTTTCTCTTAATCTGACCGAACAGATGTTCGAGATTTTCCGTCAGGACTGGTTGACCCGTCCCGGCGAGAATGGGCGTACCAGCATTAACGGTACCCGTGTCGGTCAGGATGATTTCTATGAGCGGGTAATGAATGAGATCGACGGGGACATTCTCAAGGTGATTAAGTTCCCGGCGATTATCACAAATGAGCAGGGTGAACCTGAACCGTTGTGGCCTGAGATGTTCACACTGGACAAACTAGATCGGATTCGCAGGAAGGTCGGTGAGGAAGCATGGTCTCGTAACTACATGCAGGAACCTAGTTCATCGGCTTTGGCAACCTTTAGCGATGAGTCTATCCAGAAATGCCTAAACCCGTTAAGGTCAGTGAACCATGAACCACCTAAAGATTGCTCTGTGTACATTGGGGTTGATCCCGCTCTCGGCTCTAATAATTGTGTTATTGCTGCGACACCGCACGAAGGGAAACTTAAAGTACTTTTCATTCGGGAAGATGTAGGGCTTACCCGTAACGAACAGATCCTTGGTATCGTGGAGGATGCTGTACTCCAGTGTGGCAGGAATGGTAGCAGCGTGTCGGATGTCATTATTGAAGCGATGGTGTTCCAGAAGGGGCTATCCCGTGATGAACGCCTGATCGAAATGACACAACGGTACGGGTTCAGGGTGCGGGAGCATCTGACCGGGATGAACAAGTATGATGAAACGATTGGTGTCCCATCGATGGCGTTGTCGTTTATGCGCGGTGAAATGGACATCCCGTATGCGGATGATCCTTCGACGCGCCATCAAGCAGATCAGTTGATTCGCCAGTTGAAGGCATGGCGTCCGCTGAAGCGTGGGACGAAACTGCGTCAGGATCAGGTGATGGCCTTGTGGTTCATTTGGATTCTCTGGCGGCAGCGTAAGCAATCATTTGATCTGGATACTTCACAGTTTAACTTTGGTGGACTACCGTGGAAGTCAAGTCTGCCCGCTAGACAGGTGTTTTGATGTACACTTTTGACGAGATAGTGTCGATCATTCGGCTTCGACAGGAGGCACAGTCTCCTCTCATCGCCCGTATGCAAGACGTTAAAGAGCGATATAACGGTGATTACGTTATACCTCTGCCGTCAATGGAGGAGGAGCCGGTTCTTCCTCCTCTGACGCCTGCTTTGATAGCGGAGAACATTGATGCGCTGGCTCAGCGGGCTGCATCAGTTATGCCGTTCATTGGTTGCCCGGCTATCGATCCTTCCAAGGAAAGGGGGATCCGATCACGCGAGTACGCCGATATCCGACGTAAGGCGCTCGCTGCTACATGGTATGACTCTAAGTATAAGATTAAGATACGTCGCGCATACAGGCATCTAGCGGGGTACGCCACCGCTTGTCTTGTAGTTACCCCTGATTTCGATAAGGGGCTACCTCGTATTCAGGTACGTGATCCTATTGGCGTGTTTCCAGAACCACAAGCCTACGAGGACGTGGCACCCCCGGCTAATGTCGGATTCATTTACGGTAAGTCAGGTGCTTGGCTGCGTAGCCACTATCCTGCCAGCCGTCAGGAGAACGGTGGGCCTGTACACTCGGATGAGAATTCTCGTCAGGAGTTGTGGGACGTAGCCGAATGGGTGGACTCTGACCACATCGTTATCGGTATCATGGGGCCACGGTATAGCCGGTTCTCGCATACGGAACCGTTGGCTACAACACAACTGGAACTGACCCGTGTTCCCAATAAGGCGGGAATGCCGTGTGTCATCATGCCCGGACGGGTGACACTGGACAGGATCGCTTCTTCTATCTCTAACGTGATCGGGATAGTTGATCTCATGTCGAAGATGATGGCATTGGAGATCATGGCAACAGAGAAGGCGATCTTCCCAGATAGGTATATCATCGGTCGGTCAGGTCAGGTACCGATGATCGTTGGCGGCGAATGGAAAGACGGGCGCGAAGGACAAGTGAATGTTCTGCTTGATGCAGAACAGATCGGGGAACTCCGGTCAACGCCTGATCCCTCAACGAACATTGCAATCGACAGATTGGAACGCAATGCGCGAATCTCTACCGGAACAGTACCTCAAATCGGTGGTGAGTCATACGGGGCTTTGCGTACCGGACGAGGTATCGACGCCCTCATGGGTGCCGCTCTGGACCCGCGCATTCAGGAAATGCAAGAGATTATGGAGGCTCATCTTCCTCATCTGAACGAATGCCTCTTCTCTACCTATAAGGGTTATTGGGGTAGCAAGCAGTTCTCTATGTTTACTGGGTATGCAGGTGACTTCGGGCAGGTTCAGTTCACTCCGAATGACCACTTTGAAACATTCGATAACGTGGTATCGCATTCCATCCCCGGAGCGGACGTGCAGGGGACTACAATCCAGTTGGGGCAGTTGCTATCCATGAAGGGTATCAGCCTCCATACATTCAGGGCTAAGCATCCATTTATTGATGATGCTGAGATGGAAGGGCGTCGTGTCGATGAGGAGCAGTTGGAGGAGGCGGTTATGGCCGCAATCCAGCAGCAGGCTTTGTCGGGTCAGTTGCCGGTGGTGTATGTCTCTAAGATTGAGAAGCATCGTAAGAAGGGTTTGGATATCTTTGAAGCCATAGAGAAGGCAGATGAAGAGATACGGAAGCAGCAGGCTGCTGTAGCACCTGAGCCTGAAGCGGGTATGGCTATGGCACCAGAACAGGCAGCCGGTTTGGCAGCAGGACCGGCAGGTATGGCACCACAGGGGCCAGCCGGTCCTCCCGGTGGCGAGTTCTCTCCTGAGGCGGCACAGCAGTTAGTTGCTGCGTTGGGTCAGGGGCTTGGCTGATGGTACGACCGAATAAGAATCTGAAACCACAGACTCCTAGTCTGGAGGCTGGTGCTGCCTATGGTGAGGTCAGCGACAGCCTCGCGGCGCAGGATTCCATCCCATTGCAGCAGGGGGGCATGATGGGTGCACCTCCGCAGGTTAACGCCCCCGCCTTCGAAGGGCCTGCTCCTATGCAGAACCCGATGGAAGCGGCGGCGGCATATACGCCGCAGGTCACACCGCTGACAGCGCAGGGTACAGGTATGGGGGTAGGTATGGGCCGTCCTGCTCCTACCCCTAATCAGGAATCGGCTGAGATGTTGCGTAACTGGGCGGAGGCCGTGAATGAGCCTGCCTTCATAGACGCTGCTATACAACTGGGCCAGTAATGGCTGAACGCTCCGGGCTTAGGCTGGCAACAAGTACAGTTAGTACCGCACCACTATCGTCACTCAACGATGAGTGGCACGGTCGTAGGATGCAGTTGCTTATGAAAGCGGGGGCTGGTCGGTTCCTAGATACTGCACCTGAATCGATTATGGCTCTAGCGCAGAGTCCAAAGTCGGACAGCGATATGCTGGACGATTTCCTGCGTGCATACAACCAGACCGAGTTCAATCAGATGCGGCACACCTTTGAGGCAATGCCGGATCAGATACAGAAGGCTGAGTTCGGTCGGTTGGCGGAACCGACTCAGCAGATTCTCCTCAGTGGTGGGTACGAACCACCGAATGAGGAACAGAAGTCATTGATTAGACGGATGTTGACGTGGGACATTCCGCTACTACCTGAAGAGCATATGGGTCAGGCCATAGGTATCGGCATGGCTCCGGTGCGTACGATGGGGTGGTTTGCAGGTAAGGCTGCCAGTACTGCATGGGAGTGGGGGGTGATGAAGCCGTCCCGGTTCGCTACACGCACCGGTCGGTGGGGTGCCTATCTCGGTGAGAAGGGGCTGGGTTCCTTTGCTGATCCCCGTGATTGGCGGGAGTCGTGGAATGAAACGAAACTAGAAGAGAACTCCTATTACTCGGGGACCGTTAAGCAGGCTGAACGTATCGTTGGCCGTCACCAGACACGGATGCTACGGGCATACCTTGAGGGTGGGCAGCAGGGCGCATACGACCTGATCTTGAAGGAGGGGCAGAAGAACGGCCTATCTGAAGAGAAGGCTGCCGAATACTGGCGCAACTGGCAGTCGTCGCTGGCTGAAGATAATAATGTTAGGGCACTAGAGATTCTTGAATCGGGTAAACTCACTCTCTTTGATGCATCACAACGTGCGTTCAATGTAGTGTCGCCGTGGGATGTTACCCCTGATAGTTGGCAGGGCAAGACCGTCGGCATGGTCGGTGCGCTTGCTACCGAAATCTTGCTGGATCCGACAACGTGGGCTGGTGGTGCTCTCTTCAAGATAGCCAAGCACGCGAAGGTCGGAATGCGTGCAGGAATGACCTCGGATGCAGTCCACTTCTCTGAACGGCTATCTAAGGCGCTCCGTGCAGAAGCCAAAGATACCGACCTGTTCGCACCAATCAGGATTTGGAATCCTACTACCGGGGCGTGGGATGATGCGCTCAGCGAAGTCAAGGAATGGGTCGCAGGGGGTGGAGTTGGAAGCACTGGTGCGCTCACTCAGGGCAACATCCCGATTGGGCGTGGCAAGCGGCTAATCAGAAGCGGTGCCGAGTATCTGGCCCAGACGAACCCGATGCTTCGTTCACAGCACAGGGCAATCAACCGGTTGATCGACCGGGTTAACGATGCGTTCAAGAAGCAGGATGAAATAGATGAGTTCTCTCGTGCGTTCAGGGCTGCGAACCCTGACGAGAATGTCGCTAATGCTATCAAGATAGAGTTCGGTAATGAAACTGGTCTAGGTCAGTTGATGCGTGACGTGCCTGCGATGGCTCCAATCATCGGTGATATGTGGAACTGGCATCTGATGAGGCGCAGGATGAGCCTGACCGTGGATGCACGGCACATCGATGAGACTGGCATGTGGAAGGTCCACGATAGCGAAGGCAAGTTGCTGGGTGAGGCCCGCATCAAGGGTGACCCTAGTAACCCAATGGTGGATGGCGATGTTGCATTCACCAATGAGGGAACGAGGCTTGCTAGTTATGACAAGGATGGAAACTTTGTCGAACACATTGATTTCCAGACTAGGACATTCCCGACATTAGCCAATGAGCAGGGCTTCTGGGACTTCCTCCAGTCTCAGACGGGTTGGGAGATGCTGGCCTCCAAGGTGGGAGGAGTTGACCCGGACGCGATCTTCCTACCACGGATGAGCAAGTTCGGAGAGAAGTGGGCTGACGGTAAGAAGTACATCAAGAACGACATACTTAGTTTCCATCATCTGGAATCAGATGTTGTTGATGACCTTGCACGCGGCGCTGCAACGTGGCTAGTGGAACAGGGCAACTACCTCCATGCTGCTCTTCTTAAACGGATTGACGACGGGCTGCTTACTCTCAGTAATGAGGTAGACCCCATAGGTCTTCAATCGGTAATGGATGATGCGTCCATCGGTAACGCGCGTCGGCACGGCTTGGGTGAAACAGACATGGCGAAGATCGATGAGGCTCTCCTTGAGTTGGAACCAGAAGCCATAGCACACGTTATGGCTAGTGGGGAGATGGATGCCCTACTCATGTATCATCAGGGCAAAGGTGTAGAGATTATTGACGGGGTACCCGTTCAGGATCTAACGGCCCTGCCATTTCAGGGGGCGCGTCGTGCCCGTCAGAACTATCTGGAAGGCCAGATCCACAGAGCAGGCGGGGCTAACGCTGAACTTGACTGGTGGCATCGCGGCGGCATAATCAGTGGGGCGACAATGCGTGCATTGGCCTACTACCCGGCCAAGTTTGCAGAGAAACTAACTACTTACGTTCCTAAGGCAGCCCATATCGATGTGAGTAGCGGCAACGTGGCGATTGCTGAGTTCCAAGGGCTAGTCGATATGGGAATCATGGTGGATATGCCACGCACCCAGATCGACAACTACCTACGTGCCTATACGATGGGTAACGATTCTGAGAAATGGCTGGTGACCACAGAATTCTATTTGGATTTCCTTGGTAGGTCCGGTGTGTTAATGCACGGCGGACGAGATGTCCAGAAGTTCGTTGAAAAGTTTATCCGACAGGGTGCACACAGGTACGGCAACATCACTGATGACATGGTTGGAATCTCAGGTCTGAATGTTCGCAAGGCCATTATGCCCGGTCAGGAATACTCAGCACAGTTGGCACGAGCCAATGTCATACCCAACTACCGGGAACTAGGAGCCGTAGCCAAGTACATGGCATTCTACCGGAGGCTTGGCTGGGGGATGCATCTACCTGCCGTCGATAATCTTCTCGCTAGGACATGGCGTCCCGCTGTTCTGCTACGCATGGGGTATGTGGTCCGTAACGGTGGCGAAGAGTTGTTCACATGGATGGTGCGTGAAGGCCCGTCACATTACGCAAAGCAGAAACTAGCCAAGACAGCAGCCGATTTCCATCCTATGTGGGATGCATACGGCAGGAAGACGCTGGTCAAGGGATCGAAACTACCCGACGAAGAGCGGGTGGGGCTGCTGTGGAAGCCGGTCGCTTCAATCTGGCGGTCGTTTAATGAGATTGCTGGAGTCGGAGACTTCGCCATATTCCGGAAGTCGCTCTTGGAGGTTGTCGAAAAGAACAAGGATAGATGGGCGTCCTTGCTGGAGGACAGCCCGGACCTCGCATTCAAGTTGTTTGAGGATACCCATGAAGCGGTGAAACTGCGGACAGGCCGCACCGTATTGGGGAGAACTTCCAAGCAGTTGTTTGAGTTCTCTAATGCGAAGGCCAACGAACTCACGCTTCTCGCACGAGATACCTTCGGTCGCATACCGGGTATGCCTACCCGACAGGGACTCGCTAACCGGCTGCTTACTAAGGTGGCGAAGAACCACGAGGAGCGGGTGTCTGCCGTTGCATCCTCTTTGACTATCCCCACGTTGCTGGACGCCCAGATGAGGGAGGTTCTAGGAACCTTCGACAACTACCTCAACTACAGCAAGAACACTATGGATGAGGCACTCCGGCGGGGGAACAGTGTCACTTCTGTAGACCGGCTGCTGAAGTTCACAGTTGATTACCAGAATACAGAACTGGCGTATGTATCCAATGAGCCGGGTAGCGAAATGGGTCTTGTTCGTAAGGCTCAGGCGGTATCACAGCGGTTGTCCATGCACTCCGACGACATATTCGCTCGTGCCTATCTACAAGAAATAATCAACTACGTTTCGCCACGGGTTAGACAAGACCTTACCGCTACTGCTGAGGGACTAGCCCTCGCTGCGCTGTCTTCTGGTAGCCCCGATGAGATCCGTCGTGTGAGGGCACTGCTGACAGACCAGTCGCCAGAGCAGATCGTTCTACACCTTGCACGGGAGAACCCGGAGGCATTGGACAAACTGCGGCAGTCGTTCGACCGTGTTGGACCCGGTTCATCCTTCGATGAGGCGGGCAACTTGGTTGCCGGTGACCTGCCATTTGAAGCCGGATGGCCGGACGCTGTTGATGACTTCATCGAAGCGATGCCTGAAAACCAGCAGGATATATGGCGCACCATATTGGACCCGGAGGTTGGTGGACAGAAGGTTGGTGCCGATGTCAACATCGTTGGCTATCTCCTCGGTCAATCAGATGTCACTCGCTTGGCAGACGATTGGGATGAGGTCGTCCGACGTGCACGGTTGGCCTACTTCAATCAGGTGATGACCCCTGCGGGTCAGCAGATTCTCAGGACGGTGCACCGGTCGAATGCTGGGTTCGCTGCCTTGGGTGGTAAGTCCAGCGAGATACTGCCACCCGGCGCTACCCGTCTGTTTGTCCCGATGATTCGTTTGGAATACAGGGAAGCATTGGTTCAAATGCTTTCAGGTGGGCGGCGTCATCAGGGCTGGTTCGATGAGGTCGTAGACCTTCTCACAGTCAGAATGCGAGAGATTGGTTTAAGCGAGAAGGAAGCGTTGAATGCGGCACGCCTGCTATCGCCATCACTGGGACCGGGCAATACGGGCTTGACCGCTAGTTCTATGGTTGCTACTGCAAACCTGTGGGAAGAGGTTGGAGAGGGCTTCTTCCCGATGGTAGTTGGTAGCGCCAACCCCAAGGTAGCCCATATCGTATCGCAGGTTTTGGAAGATGTCTTATCCAGACGGGTACCGGCTCGGTTCGGTTCCGTTGGGATGCCAGCCCACCGTGTAGGTAGCGGACGCATTGGTACGATGGATGTCAGTAGTGAGGAAATGTGGAACGCACCCGGTCTGTCAGCAGGCAGCAGGCCAGCCGAACTTGACATCACCACCGTCAGGAATGCGGTCGGGTCACATACCGCACATGAGAGTATGGCTACTGCTTTGGGTGGCGAGTTTATGAACTCCTATTACGGGTGGGGTAAAGAAGGTGCAACAACAGCACGCGACTTTGGTCCACGCGGTCTACGCGATGAGAACGTGATCGGGATCGCCGCCCAACATCTGATCGCCCCACGTCCCGGTGGCTTGACACCAGTACCCATGTTGGATGGTGAACCAGTTACCCATCTAACTCGCTACTACAGGAGTCCAACAACCGGTGAGTTTATTGTGCTGAGGCACGGTACGGAACCTACCGATGATTGGTTCCTTGACTACGAATTGGTAGAAGAACAGATCACAACAGGTAACGATCTCCACAACATGGCTGAGGAACTAGCCTACCTCAACTCCTTTGAATTGAACGATCTGCTTAGTACGGGTAGTAGGCAGGACAACGTAGAAATCTTCCATCCGTGGCTTCGTGAAGTCCTTGAACCACACGAAGTAAGCGCAATACGGGTTGGTGCCTATGCCAGTAGAGCAAGATGGTGGAACAACGCTCCTGACAATATCCTCGCGTTCATGCCGGTTACTGAAGAAGGTGGGAAGGTCGGAGAGAAGATAAGTAAGGCGTGGACAACGATTCTACGCAACTGGTTCGATGGCGTGGTCAATCCCATGATTGGTGGGATGGTTCGTGAACCGTTGTTCCAGCATTATCTGGCTCTGGGTACGGAGCAGACGGTTGGTGTTCGACGCATCTATCATCGGTCCAAGTTGGAAGTGCGTGAGTTCTTTCCCGAGCCGGGGCGAAGGACGGGTGACGTGAAATGGGTGGAGAAGCCGTACAACTACAGGCTTCACGAGGCCAGTGGTAGAACTTTGGGGTATATCGATGAGGCTGACCAGTTCATTATCGATGAACTAGACGGATTCATTGAGTTCGATTGGCCGTTGGCTAAGGCCGACCCGGAGGCTGCGGCCTCCTTGTTGGCTGCCGGTATCGAAACAAAAAGCCCGCTCGCTACCATCGATGCGATACATCAGATTATCAAAGAAGGTGACGTACCTGCTGATGTATCGCAGGTATTGGAGCGGGTCGCTCGCCTCATGGGTGAACTGAATGAGAAGCAAATCGAAACCATACTGAGGACTGTAAAGAAAGGGGACCGTCAGGGCTGGTACGGAGCGGTGAGAACCCAGACAGTAGCGGAGGTTCTTGACGAACACGTACGGTTGCAGGACGAGTTCTTCGGCTACATGCTGCACCGTAAGATGATGGCTGATGCACACCGTGACATAGCCGCCCGTCGGGCTATGACCCTGACCAGCGCTTACATCGATGATCACCGTATCCGCTCACAGTTTCAGGCAATGGTTGGTACGGTCGTACCGTTCTGGTTTGCTGAAGATAACTTCTTGCGTCGTGTCGGACGCAGCCTGAAGCACAACCCGTTGATGTTCCGCAACCTTCATCTAACAATGAATGCTGGGGTATACAGCGGCATCGTTCAGGAGGATCAGTTCGGAGAGAAGCAGATCGTTATTCCCGGTAGTGAAATCGCTACCCATTACATGCTGTCGATAGCCGACAAGACACCCATCGTCAATAGCGTCTTCGGTGGCAACCTCGGTGCCGTACAGCGCCCCGGTATGGGCATCGCAATGAACATCCATGTCATCCCCGGTTACGATCTGGACTCAATGGGTCAGTTGGGGTTGGGTCCGCTGCTCGCTGCTCCAATCAACTTCGCTTCGGGTCGTGACGCTGAGATCCGAAAGATGTTTGAACATAACCTTGTCGGTGGCCGCTACCCCGGAGCCAGCAAACTAAATACAGGTGCAGGCGGAACCGTATCTAATGTCTTTGAGGCGGCATGGTCGTCGGTCGCTCCGGCACTGGTCGTCAGGGCGATTGCTGTATTGGGTATCGATGGTCCGAACGGTGAGGCTCGTGCCAAGGCAAAGATTGATGTACTTAAGTTCATGGCAATGAATGGTTCTATTCCTACGGAGCAGGAGATCGCGTCGCATTCCAATCCGGCGCTGTATGAGGAATGGTTCCTAGAGGATGTAGATGAAATGGCCCGCCAGTACCAGTTGTTGCAGGCTCTATCATGGTTCTGGGGTCCATCTACCGGGGCACTGGCTGACCTTACCCTCCATGAGAATTGGGAATGGAACCAAGAGTTCCATGAGTTGTTGGAGATGGGGCTTCCCTATGAGGAGGCGTACCCGCAGTGGGTGAAGAACGTGGAGGCTCGTACTGGGGAGAAGTTCGATCCGGTAGAGCATTCACCGTTCAGGACTTCCGGCTATACGAAGGTTCCGTTCGCTGTGCTGGAGACTACACAGGACGCTAACCGCTGGCTGGTGGATAACGACGCATTTGCCCGTGACTTCACGATGTCGTCGGCGTTCTTCATGCCTCGCAAGTTTGATGTAGATGATGACGAATACGTAGCGGAGACTAAGCAGCGTCAGTTGAATATGGGTCTACGCAAGATGGATACGTCGGAAGAGTTTCTATCTGAGTTGTATTTCAATATCTCTTATCCTGTTTACAGCAAGCGTCGTATCACCTATATGACACGAAAGAATTCGATGCGTGCCATGAACATGGATACCACGCAGTTGGATAGCAAATGGGATCTATGGTACGCGGCGTTCCAGATGCAGCACCCCGTATTCGTGAATCAGATCACTACTGGTACTGCCCGCATTAAGCGAGATTCAACTGTCAACGAGTTCAGGTTGCTTGTCGAATCACCGGAACTGGTACCTGAGGGGCTGCACCGAGAAGACATCTTGGATGCGATGGCTACCATTGTCGGGTTCTCCGACAAGATGGATGGCTTGAAGGGTCAGTCTGATCCTAGTGCACGAGCGAAACGTGATGCTCTCCGGTTCCAGTATAAGCGGATCATGGAAGAGTTTGTTCATAACAAGCCTTGGTTGAATGAACTATATTACAGTGTGTTCCTACCTATCATCGGGGAGAGTTGGATTGCGAAGCATCAGGCTGGGCTGGTTAATATCGATATGAGTGCGATATGACTGATCTCTTTGTAGAGCAGCCCGAAGACGAGGTAATCGGTACCCTCACTGAAGACGAGCGAGATCCACTTGTCCCGCCTGAAGTTGGTACGTTCTTTGACGACGTTGGTCTCGCCATAGATGAAGTATTTACAGGCGCACGCGAAGCGGTTGAGACCGCTGAAGGCTGGTGGCGTCTTCCGTATGCAGCACAAAGCAGGGAGATAGCAAGAACCCTTAAGGACTTTGTTAAGCAGGAAGGCACGTTCGCTCCACCTGAGCCAGAGGACGTGACGGCAGAAGGCTTGCAGGGTCAGGTAGCAGAGGGGATAATGCCCGCAGGAACGGGCACCGATCAGGGGCCTGCTGCTGGTACTAATGCTATTAGGGCTTTGCACTTTGAGCAGATGACTGGTGAGGAATCGTTCGTTAAGTTTATTAACTGGCTAAGGAAAAGCGGTGTCACGCTGGCTTCTCGTGAGGGCGCTGGTATCGGCAGGTCAGTTATCTATGAGCCAGACGGCGGGGTTAGTCCTGCGTTCCAAGGTGAGACATCCAAACCTACCGCCAACGTTTACAATCTTTCCAGTACCGTAGGTCAGGACAAATTGGTTGCATACCTGAATGGCAACTGGCGCGACACGCCCGATCTACTTAAGTTGGTTCAACAGAATGTTGCTGAGAACTGGTCAACATTTATGTCCGGTATTGTCGATGGCAAGAAGCCGAATACTTTAGAGACTGCCGAAGCGGATCCTGCTGTGTTCGGTGAACTGATGCGACAGTTCGGTGGGTACGGCGACGGCACCACGATACTAGCAAATGTTGATGATGCGTTTGGTGGTGGGTCAGCACAGGACATCCTCGGTGGGGCGTTACAGGCTGCCATCACAACGTATGCAGCAGAACTCAGCAAGGGCGACCCATCGATGATGATCGGTCCTGACCCCGACGGCGAAGAGGGAGGGCAGGTTGGGTGGATAACGTCGTTTGATGGCACACCCTATGGGGATATTAAATCAGTTAACGATCTGTTCTCCGGCGGCAGACTTGGCCCAATGGATGCCTACAACTACATGCGTACCTTGTATGACAACACTAAAGATTCCACAGGTTACTCCCCCGTCATGGATCAGATCCAACAGGAGTTGTTTGCATGGGGGATACTGGAAGGCGGTGAAGGTTTTGAGTGGGGCAGACTAGACATCCCCGGTATGGCGGGTATGGCTGATCGTACTGTTGATGCGTTGCAGATGTTCCAAGCAGACATCGTTAATGAGGCGTTGCAGGTACCGGAAGGCGAACTCCATTCTGATGCTACTCCCTATATAGCGACAGTGATGCGGCGGCTCATTAGCCGGAATGTCAGCACTGGTGAACTTCAAAACAATCAGTCTTTCAAGCAGCAAGAGGATGTGATAAAAGAGGTATCACGAAGGATTCAGGAAAGAATCACTGGTAATCCTAATCGCTCAATCAACAATCAAGGTATCAAAGAGTTGGAAGCCACCATCGAAGGGATGATGGGAGAGTTGGGTACAGAGCAACGAGAGAAGTATTTCGGGCGGGGTGGTTCTGCGGACCAGCAGCAGATGGTGGATCTATTGATGTCCGACTTCTACGGGGATAGCGATTGGGGTTCACAGATATTCTTTGGTAGCCGAAACACTGACGATGACTTTATGAGGTACGCCCAAAGGGCGGGGGCATTGAACGAGAATGAAATCTCTTTGTTGGACAGAGGGAAGTTGCGGCCTGAGAACTATAGAGAGAACTGGGATCCGAATGATGTCGGGGCGCTACAGCACGCTGAACAGGATGTAGTTACTGCCAATCTTGTAAAGTTTATTACGGATAATGGTGGCTGGGATGATGCTAACGCTCTTCGTAAGGGAATGATTACTTACGCTCACACCATTGGTCAGCGTACCGCTTCCGAGCGGGGGTACAGCAACGAGGACTATGGTCGCATGGTGAACAAGGCTATGCAGATGGCTAAGGGCACCCCAGCAGAGGCACCGTTGGCTACCACTCTGGATGATCGACTGGCACAGTCAATGGACCTTGTTGGTAATGGTGGCCCCGACTTCCGACGCCTGATGGATTCGGTGAATAGCCGTAGGAAGAGTTTGAACACGTTGAAGGTGAGAAACGTATGACCCGCACTACTGGCAACGTAGCACTCGGAGGGTACTTCAATGATGCGTTCTATCTGGAGTTGCTGAGGACGGCGCACCTCTCTGCCGTGCAAGCCGGTGTCGAATTGACGGATGGAAAATCGATGGGGCTAGGTGGCCGCATCCGTTCCCATGACGGGGTACGGGCACCTGAGGAATCGGCGCAACTGGATGCTAAGGCTAACGAGTTTCTTGCACAGTTTGGTCTTACTCGGGAAGCGACTGTCAGCCTGTTGACCAACCAGTTGGGTGTCACTCAAGAAGAACTTGCTTACGCATGGGACATCCCTACCTATACGGTGATGCGTGGCGGTAAGGAACAGGCACCGCAGGCACCGGAGTTCTTTAGCGGGAATCCATTGAGCGATGACCCGTATACAGGTAGTGCTTACCGTCCGAATAATACGATGATGCATAGGCAGGGCCGCGATACGTCACCCACTGCTGAAGAGGTTTACGAGATGGGAGGCGACCCACGTCGTGCTGGTGTTCAGACGCATGAGTCGCAAACCGAATGGGCTGAGTATAACCGGACCTATGGCGGGCCGGGAAGTGGGCTGCCGTATGAGTATGAGAGTCCTGCTGAGTCGTACCCGCATGGGTACGGCGTCAATTATGAGAACTCCAAACTGATACCGAATACTCCTCTTGAGTGGGCGTTGGAAGCAACTGTTGGCGCCATGTTCGGCCCGACTGGTCGCGCTCTGATGAGAGCAGGTGGCGGTCGGCTATTCCAGATGATGGCTAAGAATCTGGATATGTTGCCACCGGAGTTGTTGGTTAAGTTCAGGCAACTATCTGAAATCTTTGATCCGAAGTTGAAGGATATCCGGCGGTCGGATGCCCTCGCAGAAACGGCGGCTAGAGATCAGCGTGTCGCTGAAGTAGCGGGTGATCCACCTAGTCTTGAGGCGCTACCGGGTGGTGGCGAAGGTGGAGAACGAACATTGTCGGGGCCGCGTGGTGAGGCCGCAGCGGACTGGGACGGAGCGGAAGGTGAGCGGTTGATGGCTCTGACTCCTCCCGATGATCTTGAATCAATAAAGTTGTTGCGTAACGAACGAGATCAAGAGATGTCTGAGGCGATGATGTCGGGGGGAACCGGCCCGGATCTGGCTAATCTTCACGAAAAATACGAACAAATACTTCGTGAACTTTATACACCTGAGTACCTTGCTTGGTTTGAGGGCCGCATGGATGGCCTTGGCCGCGAACGGCTCGCATCGGTGTACCCCATCAGACCCGACGAATCAGTTACTCCTGTGGCGGCAACTGATTGGGCTGGGAATCCCATGGCGGGCACCAGACCCGATGAAGGCATAGCGGGCACCACGCCCGGAATAGATTATCCGGATCCACCGTGGCGTCGCACTCCGTTGACTGGCATGGACCGCCCCGGTCCGGGTACTCCATCAGTCCGGCGTGATCTCGATCATCTTTCGCGTGATGATTTGAGGTGGCTGCCGAGGCGGTTGTGGCCTGAGAGTGCGCTGTCTTGGAGGGAGATCCCGGATGATCTGAGTCCATTCGACTTGTCCGAAGATGCACTTGACTGGCTTGACATCACCCACGTTGGGGGCGTACCTCGCCCCACTGAGGCTATGCGGGCGGCCCACCCACCCGGCTACTATCCTCCATCTGTGCCTCCGGGCCAGTCCGGTTCTGCTCGGGAACTACGCAGGAACATCAGCGAACTCCGTGACAGTCCACCCGCCCGCTCTGATGAGCATTGGTATGCACGCGAGCGAAGAATGGATCCACCTGATGAAGAGGGGCTTCAGGTGCTTCCGGATGAGGGGCTACGACCGGGGGAACCGGGTCACGGTAATTGGGGTCCGTGGAAGTTCCCAGATGGTATGGCCCGTGAAGATAGTGTTTTAGATCACTGGGATCCAATCACAGAAATGGATATTTGGAACCACGGCGATCAGTCGGTTTCAATGAGGATAGGCGATGCTCAGTTCAATCTGAAGAAAGAGGGACCGGGGGAGATTTATATTACGTGGGATAACGTAGCCGAAGAGGTAGGGCCGGAGGGTATGGCCCGTGTGGGGATAGCGCGGGATGCCTTACGTGAACTGAAAAGAGTAGTGACTTATCTGGCCGACAACGGTGTGATTCTCAGAGCGACGGTTGAGTCAAGCCGAGGATCTCTTGTCGATATGTACCGGAACGCAGGTTTCACGGTCTACACGGACGGGACTGGTCCATTGGCACGGGGTTCGATAGTCAGCGAGGCTGGTGATGAGGTGACAGGTCCGACCGCCCGGATGTCGCGGCCCGGTCGGGTGGGGGCTTATTCTCGTGCAGGCTATATGGAAGCCTTCGGTATAAAGATTGATCCTCCGGCACGGTTCCGTGAGGCTGCGTTGCGTGGGGATATGCGCAGTGCGCAGGATCTTCCATTCGGTGGTGAAGAAGAATGGGCTGGCAATTTCTATGCGTTGGGTAAGATCAATCAATACTCTGATGACGATATCGCCCACTTCTATTATCTCCGAGAGATGGAAGAGTGGGATATAGGTGAGATGCGCTCCCCGTTCTGGCAAAGTGTGCCGGGTCGTAATCCGGAGGCCCGAGGTCATAACCTGCACGAGATGCGGAATGTAGAAAGGATTGTGGCCGACTCCGCTTATCAGAAGTTTAGGGCAGATAGGGCTGCCACAGGGTACGGCCACACGGCACCGGATGGGTCGGTTGCCCCCGTTGCGGGTATGGAGGCTGACTGGGCGGCCTTCGAGTCCACGGTGGAGAAGGCGGTACCGGAGGTAAAGGATGCTATAACGTCGTTTGCTGGTGAGGGAGGTGCTTTCCGTCCGAAGCACATCATCACCGAACTCGGCCACCTCGGAGAACCGGGTGAGATCCGTATCTCTGACATCCTGCGCCTCAAAAGCCAAGATGGGAATACGCGCGACATAGTTGTAGTTGAACTACAAAATGGAACTATGCAGCCGTTCTATAAGCGCAGTGGTGGGGGCAATGTGTCTGGCGATGAGGCGGCTATCGCTAGTGGTGGTGGTGGTGGTGCCCATATGTGGGTTCCGTTCGATGGGCTAGGCCAGTACGGCATGGGCAAGAACTGGTTCAGGAAGTCACGGTTTACCGATGGTCCGGGGGCTGAAGATCCTCTGTTCCGGTATGGGACTGCGGAGTTGAAAGATGTCGGTGACCAAATAGATCAATACATGATGATGAATGAAGGTTCATTGGGAGGTGCCGATGACTGGACCAAGGGTGAAATAGCAGATTACGACGGGATTGAGGTTCACGAGTACACCGGGGTTACGCCTAACGACATGCGAGCAAGGGACGAAGGGTTCCTCGCACCCGATGAAGCAAACGAACTGCTCGGTGTCACGAACATGGATGACTACAGCAGGATGCTGGCTGAGCGAGAGCAGTCAAAGTTCTTGGCGCTCCCTGAGCATCAGGCGTGGGCAAACGAGTTCTCACCTATGACGAAGAGGGATCCCGACGATTGGTCATGGCCCAACCAGTTCGGCAAGGGCATCACCGGTACCGCCTATGGTGTGGGTGGCTTGGGTGCGCTGAATGCGACAGACTTCCTGTCACCACTGCTCTCACGGGAAACTACCTTTGAGGAATCCCTCACGGGTACAGCCCCGGCAGCACAACCGGTGGAGTCCATGCTTGCTTGGCAGGCTAAGAACAATGACGGCTGGTGGTCGTGGATAGAGGACTACCCGGATCATCTGGAATGGGCGGCTAAGGCTACTGCGGCCACGATGGATGCGTTGGAGAAGACAAGTCGTAGCACTAACAATCAGGTACTAGACGGTTTGGGTGACGGGTTCCGTGAGCAGGCACACGGCTTGGCTACCCAGATGCGTGAAGGGGCCGTGCCTCTTGTCGGGCGGGAAGACCCAGAATTGTTGAAGGGTGTCAGCAGGGATCTTTCCCAGAATGGCTATAACGGTCATCAGATATTCTCCAACGATCAACGTAAGGAGATTGAGAACGGTGACGCGATGGTCGTCGGGTACCGCAGCGATGAGGATTACAAGCGTGCCGTGGGAGCGGCGGGCAGGTATGGCGTGGTGGTCGATGGCAACTACTGGCGTAAGCCGTCGGATAGTAGCCTTAAGCCGCGTGAGGGTGAAGAGTGGACCCGTGAGCATCTTCAGAAGATGGCTACATCCGGGTACTTCGGGGGTGCTAAATGAGTGTTGAAGATATTTACGAGATCCTGAAAGCGGAGTATCTCCATCTATCTGATGCTGTCCTTATGGAGTGGGCGGGGAAGATCGCTGATCCGACTACTGGTTACACATTGGAGAATTCTACGAGTCTGGATTTAGGCGAGATCGTTGCCACACCTGATCCGATTGACGCTTCTGTTGTTCCACCTGCTTTTGAGGAGGCCATCACACAGAGTGAGGGTTGGTTTAATACTGTGACCACTCATGGTATGGATGCCGATGAGCAGGATGCCTTACTGCGTAGGATGTATGACAAGTTCGTTAATGGGTTTGACCCGGATGAGGAGAACCCGGCAGGGTGGCAGCCCGGTGGAACAGTAGAAGATTTCATGGGTCAGGGTAGTAGCGCTCCGGGGATGCCCGACCCGAAGGATGCCACCGCAGGCATATATGCGTCGGCTGAATCTTACTTTGAAGCCTCGCCTGAGGGCTACAAGCCCAATAGCGGGACGCTACCGGAGGGATGGTTGACGTTCTGGGGGGATGATTACACGGGCAGTACGAACGAGCCGGTCATTAAGGACTGGTTGGATATGTGGGTGGAGCGGTTCAACAGCAACAATGAATCTACTTCTCCGTATGCTGAGCATTTGCTGATAGATGATTTCTACAATGACTCTACAGATGGTTTGTATTCTCAGGACTGGTGGACGGATAAGACCAACAACTTCTTAGCGATGACGGAGATGTGGTACACGCAGGGTGGTCCGGGTGGTGCCGATGGATCGGGTATTCTCCATCCCGGTGATGAAGGTGTAGGTCAGACTACCTATGGTGGTGTAGGCAACTGGGGTAAGATTTGGTCAGACTCCATTGAGATCATCAGGTCTACCGCTGATGATCTAGGTATCGAAGATGAGTTGACTGATACCATGGTCAGTCAGATTGCTTTCACGTTGATGTCAGAGGGCGGTGCGGCAGCCCATCTGGAACCTCAGACTGCTGAAGGCTGGCCTAATCAGGCTAGACAGATGACTGAAAACATTCTGATACAGAGCATACGGAGCGGTGGGTTTGTACAGCCGCTAGGTGCTGGCGAAGTCACGGATATAGAGAAGCGACTTCGTTCCTATGCTGATATGCAGATGATTGATCTGGATCAGATGGCTGCATTAAATAATACTACGGTTCGGGATTGGGCGTTGGATATCAAATCGGAGCAAGGTGACAACGAGGGTCAGGTGATGACAAACATTGCTACCAAAGCACACCAGCAGTGGGGGTTGACGCCTGAAGAGATTGACAGTATGGGTCAGGCTGGTGCAGAGGGTAGCGGTACCATCACTAACTTGATTGGGGACTTGTATGCAGGTGCTACTAGCATCTGGGGTGATACTAGTTACCGTAAGAATGATCCGTGGTTGATGGATAATTATCAGATAGAAGATCCCGAACTCGGACGTAAACGATTCAGGACGCAGACAGAAATGAAGGCTGCTGCGCGTCAGAATATGGATAGGTTCTCGGAGGGTAAGTCTTACCAGAACCCAATGAATCAGTTTATTGCGGGTGCGGCTTCGATGTTTAGGAGTGACTACAGGTGAGTGAGTCCATTCAGGCACTAGTCCAGAAGCATCTGGGTGACATATCGGATGCTATGTCTCCGTTGCAGTTGTTGAATCAGACGCTTGATCGTGCGTCTATGACAGATGTGCAGTCGGGGACTATGGAAGGTGAGGCGATCACGGGTGCTGATGTCACTCGTTGGCGTAGTGCGATTGAAGATGCTCAGGGTGACGAGGCTGGCTGGAATGTGGCTGAACAGATCCGTGCCGACATCCTCGCGTACCGGGTTGGTAGCGACCCGTTTCAAACGGGTGGTGTGTTTGCAGGAACCAGTTTCGGGGAAGCGACAAAGGCTGCATCCACATCGGAGACTCTGATAGATGGTGAGTACTCTGGCACAGAGCGTATGGGTGCAGGCGGAGACATTGCTGCCCGTTGGATACAGCAGGGCAACCTCCACCAATCCAACCTTGGTGTCACTGCACAGGGCCTAAGGGTTGCTGACGCTGAAGATGACGAAGATGACGGTGCGAGTACCCGGCTGAAAATGCAGCAGGCATTCTTCGGTGCTCTGCGTGGAGCAGGTTTGGATCGGGAAACTATTAATTCGCTGTGGCTGTGGGCTGAGGCTCAGATGCAGAATGATCCGTCGATGTCAGCGGAGCGTCTACTCATCGGCATGTACGACAGTGAAGCATTCGTTAAGAGGTTTCCGGGGATATCACAGATGGCTCAGGGTGACCGGGATATACCTACCCCCGGTGAATACATCGCTATGGAGAAGCATGTTTCTCAGGAACTCAAGCGGGTAGGGATGAAGAAAGAGGGGGCGGCTTTCGATACCCTGATTACTAGTCTCTTTGTAAATAGTGTTAGTGGAGATGAGGTGACTGAGCGATTGAATGCGGCGGAGCAGGTCATGTATAACATGCCGCAGGAGGTGCGCGATACGTTCGATCATTACTTCGGTGAGGCGGGTACAACTATTTCAATGGAGACATTCCTTGATCCCTTGGATGAGTGGGCTAATGTGAAGGACGATATCAGTACTGCCCGGACGGGTGCTTGGGGCCAGATGGTTGCTGGTCTGGATCAGGGTTGGGATAAGGATCTTGCCAAGAAAGTTTCCGATCTAGGTCTGTCGCAGGCGCAGCAGTGGAGTAGGTTTGCTGAGATGAAAGAGAGTGAAATGCTATTTGAAGAGAAACTAAATGAGAAGGTAGACCTCGGCATGGACGATGAGGGTGTCAAGGCAGCGTTTGATATGGACGCGGATCTTAGTCAAACTCTTGATCGACGGGCAGCAGAACGTAGCGCAGAGTTTAGAGGTGGCGGTAGTGCTATGGTTGTTGGTACACAAACAGGATTCGGGGCGGCTAATGCCTAAGGTTGGAAAGAAGGTGCAAAGTGGTTACTAAGGATCTCTTTGAGAGGGCTATAGCGACGTTTGTGCAGGCGTTCCTTGCTGTATACGTCGTTGGTAGCACCGACTCGTTGAAGGCCGCTGGTGTGGCTGGAGCAGCGGCTCTGTTGAGTTTCATTAAGGGTCTGGCCGCATCACGCTTTGGTGACGGATCAGCGTCAACGGTGTCGTGATGGCTAAGAACTTACGTACCCCCACCCTCCCCATATTCAAGGGTTCAGGGGAGGCAACTGGCATGGTCGTGCGTAGTAAGCCAGTCCACTCTGCGGACCTTGGCAAAGTCCAGCGAGCGTGGAACGCGCTTCAAAGTGTGTACAACCTTAACGGCGGGGTGTACCACAAAACGGGGAAACGGGCTGGTGCCCGTCTGTATGGACGGCCCTCAAAGTAGATGGAATGGGTCGGTCCCCTCGGTCTAGTAGGGGCAGCCCTCATCACCGGACTCTTTACTGTGATAGCCAACCGGTTACGTAGAGAGAACACATCCCAGCACGCAGCCAACTCGGCTACGTTGAGGGCTATTGGTGAAGGTGTTGATGAAGTCAAGTCGGATGTGCGTCATGTGAAAGATTCGCATGATCGCCATTTAGAGTGGCATTTAGATAAGACCGTATGATATGGTTATCTCGTTGGCCGCTGTGCGCCATGTATTTGGCCGGTGTGCGCCATCACCGTTGGGAAGCCCCACGCTCCCGATGAGTAGTAAGTGGAGACAGACCCGGCTGACGCCCGGTGACGTTGAACTAGTCACCCCCTCATAGCCCCTCCGGCTATGTGCGAATCGGTTAAGGAGAGACATCATGGCTACTCAGGAACCCGGCAGTATCAAGGAACTGCGTGATGCCGCAGATCGTGGCAAGCAAGCATCGCAGGAACTCAATACAATGAAACGTGAAATGGCGTTTCTAAAGGCGGGCGTGGATACAGATTCAAAGGTAGGTCAACTCTTATACAAGGCTTACGATGGAGAACTAGATACAGCATCCATCCAAGCGGAGTGGTCAGAGTTGTCACCGACAGCAGCAGCACCGCCGTCGGAGCCTGACACTACTGATGATGCGCGAGTATCACAGGAGAGGAAGGATCTTGCCGGAGATAGTGTCCCACCAGAGAATCAGACAGAAAGTCCATACGACGCAGGTCATCGTGAGTTCAAGACGATGATGGATGCGGGTCGTCCGAAGGAAGACTCCGCAGCACGTTTCGTACACACTGTGCTGGAAGCAGCAGGTGGGGACAAGCCCGATCCACGGGTTATTTCTGGCCGATAGTGCCTACATACGTTTACCGTTGTTCTGATTGCTTGGAGCAGTACGAGCGGACACAGTTGATATCCGATGATCCCGACGAGGTTTGTCCGGATTGCGGTGAGACTGTTAAGCGGGTACTACAAGCGCCAGCCTTAACGGCTGCTGCTGCACCTAGCAGGATGAATAAGGTTCCTCCACCTAAAGCCAATCCGGTTTGGGAGAGGGGAATTGCAGGCAGTGAGAGGCGGGATGGATCGTTTGTCCCGTATCTACATGCTGACGGTAGCAAGATTGGTGTCAAAGAGTTTGCCGATAATCGCACTAAGTACGAGCGGGCCATACGGGAGAACAAGAACAAACCCACTTAACTACTTAGGAGTACATCATGGCTATCGTAGGATTTCCGGGGCGGGTCACATCATATGACCTAGCGGTCGGAGTAAAGATCAGTATGGACGAGGCGATCTTTATGATCTCGCCCATTGATTCACCATTTCTGAATGGCATCGGAACAGACGGGCGACAGTTGCTCGGCAGTTCCAGTGTGGATCAGACATCATGGAAGTGGATGGACGAGCAGTTGCTGCTGCCACGCGCGAACATTTCGGCGGGGAACGCAGCACTGGGTGTAGCACATACCACTATCACAGTAGCAGCAGCCGATTCATACAAGTTTCAGGAGAACGATCTTGTAACTACTTTGGATCGAAGTGCTGCTGCAACGGGTACTGTCCTTCTGGTCAGTAACGTTAACAACACAACCGGCGTTCTAACTGTCGGTGAGTGGGTTAACCATGCTGGACAGTTGGCTACTGCTCATGGAGCAAACGCTGACACTGTTATCTGTGTCGGTAGCGCCTTGGTTGAGGGTTCCGATGCGGGTCCGTCCCGTTCGGCTGACCGCACAATCCGTAGCGGTAACACGCAGATTTTCGGCCCGACCAAGGTTGACATGACGCGGACAGAGCAGCAGATCAGCCGGTATGGCGTGACTGACGAGTTTGCCAAGCAGTTGTACGGCAGGACCGTTGAGAACGTCATCATGCGTGAGCAGGCTTACCTGTACGGCCAGAAGCGTGACGACACCTCTACCAAGCGTAGGTCAAGTGGTAGTTTGTCGTCATTCATCACTTCCAATGTGTCAACTGATAATGCGTTGACCATTGGTTCACTGGAAACCTTGATGCAGACAACGTACAACATAGGTGGGGTGCCTGATCTTCTCATGGCTAACCCCTCCTCGTTGACCGACTTGAATGCCATCTCGGATTCCAGCCGTGTGCGTACCGTCATTGACGATCCGCGCCGTGGCCGCGTACCTGTTACCTCTGTGTTCCACGAGTTCGGTGAGACACAGATCGTGCGGAACCGTTGGGTTGACAAGGGCGACGCCTTCATCATCGTGAAGGATAACGTCCAGCGTCGGGTGATCCAGCCCCTCATCGTTGAGGCCCTCGCAAAGACAGGCGACAGCGACTCGGTGCACATCGTGTGTGAGGAAGGCCTTCAGGTGAAGGCTGAACAGCACATGGCGAAGTGGAATACCCTCATCGATTACACTGGTGCTGGTGCTGGTTACGGATCCGTTTGATCCTTTAATCTAAACCGGATTGTGGGGGGCGGGGCCTAGCCCCGTCCCTCACTACCCACTAGGATCGGAATATGGCGACTGTCAACGACATAGTTGTACGTACAAAGCGATTGCTTAACAGCAATACACGTACCGAACTAAACAATTTTGCTGTTGCAACAGGTGGAGCGTCTACAGATACCAGTCTTACTCTGGAGTATAAGACTGATGGTATCCGGGCTGGGTCTTACATCTCTATCGGTGATGGTACCCTCCCGCCTGAGACTATGTATGTCAGGTCACGTAATGGGCTGGCAATCGAAGTCATTCGGGGTGCAGATGGTAGCCTCCCTCAAATCTGGACTGCTGCTGCTATCATTGAAGTTGAGCCACGGTTTAGTGAGCATCAGATACTAGAGTCGGTGCGTGATTCCATCCGTGCCATGCCCAACAATCTATATGCAGTGGGTCATGTACCGGTATCGTTCTCTACTACCCAGCAGTCTGTAACAACAACGTTCACTGATGGGTTCACTCAGGTTCTATCTGCTACCCGTACTGCGCGCACCTCGGAGGACAGGCTACTTAAGTTCAATGTGAAGGTGCAGGAGTATGCGGGTGCCTATGAGGTGGTACGGCAGGAGGCTATTGAGAAGGCGATCACGGTTCAGTTGACGTATGCTCATCCGTTTGTAACAGGTACGCTAGATCCGGTGACATCTCTTGAAGGTGCAGTAAAAATGCAGGTTGAGTTGCAAGATATTCCAGCACTAGGAGCAGCAGCGACTCTAGTTCTAGGAGAGGAATCTCTTCGTCTTGATCTTCATAGTCAAGGGGATAGCCGTTCTGATGCAGCCGTCGCTGCCGGTGATCGCGCAAGGTACTCAATGGTATTACGGTCGCAATATGATCGTCGGGTAAGTGAAGAGGCACGTCGTCTGATGTCGAAGTACGGAGTGCGGACGGGTGCCGTAGTCTCGTCGGTGTTTCCGACGACCGTTCGTTAGTCATGGCTCTGCATGATTCGGTACGGGATGCTCTTCCTATCCGGTTGGGTGACCGTAAATATAACATTGATCTTGCTCGCTTAGCCAGAGCCACCATTGATCCTATCCGGCAGGGGTATGACACACAGGGCCAGCCGGGTGAGCAGTCATTGAATCAGGCTGGTGTGTGGAAGCGGACCCGTAGTGACTGGGAGTTGGGTGCCGGTCAGCAGGATGCTGACATGATGGAGTCTACGCTGCGTGAGTACCATACAGGTTTGGGTATAGACCCGTGGACTAAGGGCGAGATTAAATTACATAAGGCGACGACAAATACCGGCCCGTCCACGTTCACAACTGACAACGTATTCTTATCAACTGCTGGTGATTACGTTTACATGACAGAGGGGCAGAACATCCATGCCTCCACGGATGGGGGGCAAACGTGGCCTTCGACGTTCACTATGACAGTACCGAACGATGTTAAGGGTATCGCAAGTGATGGAACGAATCTATTTGTAGCAGATGCAGCCGGTGTTGCTGCTGTAAGCGGAGTCGGCCCGTCCGGCACCGCCCTCTGGACACTCGCTGGAGCAGAGGACGTATGGGTTGCCAATGGGTACCTGCTTGCTGCCGTCGGTTCACGACTGACTCATCTGAGCGGTACGTTGGCTGTCCCTACTGTGCCTACTACGGGTAACGATATTGCTACCGATGCCTTCACGCAGGTAGATGCATGGAAAGAAATTATCGGTACCCCCGTTGGTATCTTTGCTGCTGGTAACAAGGGCACCCGAGGCAGGATCTATTACATTGGGATCAACGACTCAACGTCATCCCTCACTGCACCGGTAATAGCAGCCGAGTTGCCTGACGGGGAGACCATCAACACACTGGTTGAGTACGGTGGGTTGGTAATCATTGGTACGTCGAAGGGTATTCGGACTGCTCAGATTGCGGGTGAAGGTTATTTAACATATGGGCCACGGATCGCTATCTCCGGTGGTGTCACCTGCTTGGAAGAACAAGGTGAGTTCGTCTGGTTCTCGTGGTCTAACTATGATGGGACTCATACCGGGCTAGGCCGTCTTGGTTTGTCTGAGTTCACTGGTCAGTTGGTGCCAGCCTATGCGTCTGATCTTATGGCATCCGCACAGGGGCCGATACGGGGGCTGGCTACCATAACCATCGGTGGTGAGGACCGACGGCTATTCACTGTGTATGACAGTGTTACGCCTGCCAACACCGGAGCATGGTTGGAACATGGCACTACCTATGTGACCTCAGGTGTACTCAATGAGGGACGCTTCAGGTGGGGTATCACTGAACTGAAGTCAGTTGTGTCAGTAGACATGCGACACAACTCGCTGTTGCCCAGTGAATCGGTGGCTCTAACAGTTGTCGATGACAGCGGAGGTACAGCAACAGTCACATCAGAGACCGACGGTACCTCAACACCGGGGGTCAGAGCGATAGCCTCAGCAGAGCCAGTATCGGCGGGTGGTACCGGTATGAACCCGGTACAAGGAGAGTTTATTGTTCCATCTCTGACGTTGACGGGGCCGGGTACCTCCACGCCCACGCTGTACCGGTGGACAGTGCGAGCCATACCCATGCCGTTCGTTGCTGAAGTCATCCAGTTGCCTATCATCCTGACTGAACGCACTGAGTATGACAAGCGTGAGGTGTATCAGGATATCTATGATGAGTATGCATACATAAAGGAACTGTTAGAGAAGCGTGACCTTGCGTTGTTCATCATGGGGGATGAAACAAAGAACGTCTATGTATCTGGTGTCGCCTATGAACAGGGTTCCCTTACCCAGTGGACAGCCAGCGACCAGCAGGCAGTTGCTACTATTGAGGAACCCACCCAAGGCAGGCGAGATAAGTGGCCTGCCGGTATTCTCACTGTCACGTTGGTAACAGTGCAGATAGGTAGGGATCAGCGCCTCGTAGGAATAGATACTAGAAATGGATAGGCACTTTCCTACGTACGGGTATGCCGGGGTACCTCGCAGGCAGGGGGGCATGGTCGGTGTCGGTGGTGTATCGAATTGGTGGGGTAGTACAAGCCCCAAACCGAATACTGTCGCAACACCCAAAGCCTATATAAGAATAGGTACTGACTCACTTACAAGTTCTAGTGGGCACGGGCAGATTGATTACCCGTTCCTCAGGTTCCAATCCATTGCCCTTGAAAACCGTTCAGCGGGTATGGCACTCATCGGTGACGAAAACCCTACGACTGGTTGGTGGAGTTCGTTGCGGATATATGGTGGGTCGCAGCAACAGACAGATGACTACCGGATGATTACATACATGACTGAGCACGATGACCATCCCACTAGACCCGGCTTGGCCTACCAGTCTACGGGGATATGGGATTATACTGATGCGGCAGGTGCTATGGCAGAGGCTGTGACCTATTGGAGTAAACAAGACGGTTCCTTGGGTTACATTTCGAACTACGGGAGTAACCATCACTGGTATAACAACCCTCAGCATGGTGTGACCGAAGAGCAGATGATGTCCCTGTATGGGGGGACAAGCCGTGTCTTGCAGATAGGTTCCGCCACTCAGAGTTACAATCTGAATGTTATCGGCAACCTTAGTAAGTCGTCAGGTACTTTCGATATTGAACACCCAACTGTGGAGGGCAAGAGACTTAGACATTCTTTCATTGAAGGACCGCAGGCTGACCTGATCTATCGTGGTACTGCTGAGTTGGGGGCTGCACCGATGGTGATCGACATGGATACGGAGTTCGACATGACTGCGGGTACATGGGAGGCGTTGAACTGTACGCCTTGGAGCATGGTGTCGGCATCCGGCAAGGTAGTGGAGTGGGAGTTTGAGGGGAGCACGCTCACTATCACAGGTGATGAGGGAACTACCTGCATGTGGATGGTGATTGGTGAACGACACGATCCTCACATGAAAGGTTCAGACTGTGATGTGGCTGACGATCATGGTCGTTTGATAGTGGAGTACGATGCACCAGATCCGCTGCCGGTACCTGATCCGATAGACATCCTGTAAATTATCCACAGGATGTGCTACAGTTTCATCAACATGATCCCCATCACGAACAAACACATCGACCTGTCGCTACTTCATCCCCGTTTCATGGAGCGGCTTGAACTCTACTTCGCTGACGGGCGCATCAAGAACAAGGTAGCCGTCGCGTCTGGGTGCCGGTCATACGCTGAACAGAAGCGCCTGTATAAGAAGTACCGTGCAGGTAGAGGCAACCTCGCAGCCAACCCTGATTGGAAGCGACCCGGAGGGTTCTTTCATGGTTCGTTTCATCAGGAGCAACCTGATGGTTATTCTTACGCTGTTGATTTGCGTGTCATTGGCGGCATCACAAAGCCAGAGGCAACTAGGGTGGCACGACTGTACGGGTTTAGACCAACCGTCAAGGGCGAGTGGTGGCATTTCCAGCCCCGTGATGAAGACGAATGGTTCCCTTCTACCTCGGCTCCTGACGACGAAGCCCCGGCCCCATCAATCGACTGGGCAGCGGTGCTTGCCTTCGTTGAGGCTGTCGGACGTAGCATTGGTCGGTCCCCGCTGTCGCGTGGGCGACGAGGTATTGAAGTCAAGGTGGTGCAGCAACGATTGAATGCATTGGATTTCTGGTGCGGTACCGCTGACGGGATCTTCGGTCGTAAGACCACTAAGGCTGTTCGCCAACTACAGCGTACCGCCTTGCGGGATACCACTGGAGTAGTGACAGGCAACCTGTGGGCCATCATGTGCGACCCTGAGGTACCGCGTGGACTATAACCTTATGGAGTTTGCGGAGCAGCGTGAGGCTACCAATGGTGGCTGGGCGTGGCACATGCAGTTGTCTGATGAGATTTACAATGAGATATGGGATGCGTTTCAGAGCGATAGATGTATCGGTGCGCGGACAGTAGTCACATGGCTACAGTCGCTGGGTTACGCCGATGTAACAGAGGGCAAAGTAAAGACGATACGTCTTGCCAAACGACGATAACTCCCTAAAGGATTTCGCTAACGAAAGCGAAACGATACAGGAGTACACTGCCCTGTCTCGTAAGTTGAGTAGGGTACGTGCTGAGGCTTCTATCTTGAAGGCTCATGTTAAAGAGTTGCAGTCTGATCTGGATCTAGCAGAGGTCAGAGGCCAACTCTTTACACAGTTGGCTGGGCATACATACAAACCTCCGGCGTGGCTAACACGTAAGCCTAAGAAATCAAGCGGCGTTGTGTGTACGATATTGTCTGACACTCACTTTGATGAGGTGGTCAGGCCAGAAGAGATCAACTTCAAGAACGAATATAATAGAGAGATCGCTGTCAAGCGGTTGGAGACATACTTCCAGAAGGTCATCCTTCTAACTAAGGATTACATTACCGGCATCAAGTATGAAGGGTGTGTCCTCTTCCTTGGTGGTGACATCTTCAGCGGTGACATCCATGAGGAACTATCAGAGACTAATGAAGACACCATGCTTGCATCAGTTATCTTCTGGGCTGAACAGGTCACGGCAGGTATCAACCTTCTAGCCAAACACTTCGACTATGTGCATGTGCCGTGTGTTGTTGGTAATCATGGGCGTCGAACCCGGAAGCCTCGTCATAAACTACGAGCCAAGGATAACTTCGATTGGTTCCTTTCCAAGACGTTGGAGCAACGCTTCATAGGGAACAACAAGGTCACCTTCGATGTGGCAGCAGGCGCTGACCTGATCGTTGAT